TCCCTCAACGAGTTCCTGCATCACAGCCGCCAGAACAGCCGCGACAAGGTGATTTCGTCTCGCCAGCTCGTGGTGCAGCCGGTGGAGGGCACCAACTACGGTCTGCAGGCGTCAGGACCGGACGGCAACCGCGTGGAAGTCACCAACTGGGCCTTCGGGCAGCTGGCCCAACGCGCTGGCGCTCCCGCTGGATACCTGCGCGACCTGCCGTCAGCCTTGGCTGCGGACAACATCAACTACGGTCTGCACTACAACCGTGACGTGGCGGACATCGGTGTCATGCTGTACAAGAACGGTGGCCTGCCTGAGCTGCGCGCTGTCACCGGTCCGAGCTATGGCCGCGTCTGGAATAGCACGATCAGCCAAGCGCTCGTCAACAGGTTCGGCGACGGTGTCACCGGTGACTTCCGCGTCCCTGGCGAGTTCGGGCAGCACGTGGATGTGACCACGCAGAACACCACGCTCTACGCCAGTGACCGCGACATGTTCGTGTTCCTGGCAGACGAGCAGAACCGGATCGAGGTGCCCAACCGCCGTGACGGCAAGTCAGGTTCCATGGCACGTGGTTTCTTTGTCTGGAACAGCGAGGTGGGCAGCACCTCCTTCGGCGTGGCCACGTTCTTGTTCGATTACGTGTGCTGCAACCGTATCGTGTGGGGTGCCCAGGAGCACAAGGAAATTCGCCTGCGCCATACTTCCTCCGCGCCTGACCGCTGGATCGAGGAGGTCGTGCCGGCCATTGAAGCTTACGCCAACAGCTCAACACTCAGCATCACGGACGGTATTGCCAAGGCGAAGGCTGCGCGAATTGACGACGTCGGTGCCTTCCTGCGCACTCGGAAGTTCTCAAACACCCAGCTGGCAGGTATCCTCTCGGCGCACCTCTCGGACGAGCAACGGCCCATCGAAACACTTTGGGACGCCGCCGTGGGCGTCACGGCCTATGCTCGTGGGATCACCTATCAGAATGAACGGGTGCTGCTTGAGCGGCAGGCTGGCGCGATCATGGATCTCGCGACCGCTTGACTTTGCGGCAATTCAGCGATACGCTATTATTTGGTTGTACGGACTAGGCTGAACCCTAGAGACACGATAAACAGGAGCTACCATGAACACACCCAAAGTTGTCACAGCCGTCTACAAGGATGCGCATCGCCACACGTGTATCCGTGTTGAGATCGGCAACAAATTCACCTACTTCATCCCCATGGACGCGTCTGGTCTCGTGGTGAAGAAGGCGGAGCACGCTGCATTCGCCAGGGATTGGACGGAGATTGCTGACTACTCAGTCAGCAGGGCAGCGAAGATCTACCTCGACAGTCCCGTTGCTGTTTCCGATTCAACCTCTGACAAGGCTCGCGCACGCCTCGAAGAGATTCTGGCGGAGGGCACTTCGTCCACCGCCTCTTTCCACGCGCAAACCACTACTCAGGAGATTGACATGAGCAAGAAGACCACTGCCGCTGCACCCGCCGCTTCCAAGAAGATTGCCGCCCCTGCAAAGGGCAAAGGCCCAACCCCGGAAGCCCTGGAAGCTCTGAAGCGCTTCGACAAGAACGCACCCACCGTTGTTCCGCCCAAGGGCAAGGCACCTGCTGCGAAGGCTGCAGCTCCGGTTGCCAAGGCCAGTGCTGAGCCGCGTAAGGGTGTGGAGGCTTGGCTGCGCGAGATTTTCGCCGCCAAGAACGCCAAGCACACCATGGCGGACCTGGTCGAACTGACCGGCAAGACCGAAAGCAACATCCGTCCCATGCTGTCTGACCTGCGCAGCTCTGACCCGCGCTACGCTGGCGGCAAGAACGGTGTGCTGAACATTGTCGGCGTCAAGGGCGACGACGGCGTTGTCGTCTATTCGGTTGGCGGCGCTGCACCGGCGAAGGCTGCTGCACCCGCTGCTAAGGCTCCTGCCAAGGCTGCTGCACCCGCTGCTAAGGCTCCTGCCAAGGCTGCTGCACCCGCTGCTAAGGCTGCTGCACCGGCGAAGGCTCCTGCCAAGGCTCCTGCCAAGGCTGCTGAACCCAAGGCACCGGCCAAGGCTGCTCCGGCACCCGCCGCGAAGGGTAAGAAGGCCGTCAAGTTCTGACCCAGCCATGCTAACCATCGCCGAGTTTGGCGACGAGTTGCTACATACCCAGGACTTGGATCCTGTGTATGTAGCACTTAACTCGTCTGGGTTGGCAGAAGACCAACTGGCGCGTGCTTGCCTTGCGTACTGGTGTTTCTACCACCTTGGTGTTGCGGCGTACTTCTCGGAGCTGCCCAGGAAGCATTATTGGGACGCCATGATGTGCGCTGCAGTCAATGAAACTTCACCGCGCCTGAAGCCTGGAGAGCGCTGGCCGCGTGCTGCTGAGCGGAGACATTTCAGAGGGCAACAAGCAATTGCCGCCATCACAGAACTGCGCGCCAAGTATCCCCAACCGGAGAAGGCGGTTGATGACTGGTGCGACCGTTCCACCTACGCAGGAGTGGAGCAGGCGACCCGCCGGAACCGTGGCTTCGGGCAGTGGATAGCCTGGAAGGTTGCCGACATGGCAGAGCGCGTCCTGCACTATGACGTCGACTTTTCCAACGCCGATCTAGGTATCTACAAAGACCCGCGTCAGGGAGCCGCTCTCGCTCGTTTCGGTGCATGGGAGCACCCCATCTCAGATACTGAGTTGAGCGAGACCGTAAATGCACTCTGCAAGCAATTTCGTGCAAAGAAACGCAAAGCTCCGCCACGCCTGGATCGGCTGGTCAATGTACAAGAAATTGAGACAATTCTGTGTAAGTACAAGTCTTATTTCAAGGGCCATTACTACGTCGGCAAAGACATTGAGGAGATTGGGCACGGCTTGCACGGCTGGGGCGACGTGGCAGAGTCTCTGTACAAGGTGTTTCCTAGCGTTGTGAAAAGCAACCCGCTAATATAGGCGGACCGACTCGGCGGACCCGAGAGACTGTTAGATAGGAGCTGATCATGGATGTAATTGTAGTGGGCGCTGGCCTCTTTGGGTCAATCGCCGCAACACTGGCCCGCAAGCGTGGAGCCAGTGTCACCGTTATAGACAGCGGTGAAGCGTATGCAGCCAGCCAAGCGTCAGGATGCGTTCTAAAGCCGAGCTGGTTGTCTTCTCTCAGCAAGGAGGAGATTGCCACCGGATACGGCGTGCTGAACTCCTTGTACTCCGTGCAAGATCTCGTGTTTCGCGCCAACCTCGGCGTCACGGTCAAGGCGCAGCACGTCAATCCTCGCAAGATCATAGTCAAACCTGACCGCGTCGGCAAGGTGGTCAAGGTGCGCGACGGCGTGGTGACGTTGCTCAACGGCGAGGTGTTACGTGGCAAGGTGCTGATTGCCGCAGGCATTTGGTCCCAAGGCATCATCGACATGCCGCCTATCAAGGGTCTGTTCGGCGCGTCGCTGCGATTCCCCCGGCAGCAGCTTCCGGAACCGCGTCTCGTGGTCTATGCCCCGTACAGGCAAGCCGTCGCACTCAATATCGACAAGGACGTCTGGATGGGCGACGGCACTGCGCTGATTGAGAAGTCGTGGAGTCTGGACCGGATAGATCTGACAGTCGCTCGAGCGAACGACCTGTTCGGCTTGACCGGCGCATTCAAGTACAACGTCGGGGCAAGACCCTATGTGGAAGGTCACAAGGGAGGCTTCTACGCACGCCGAGGCAACCACACGTGGATATCGACAGGAGGGGCCAAGAACGGCACCATGCTCGCGGCCCTGTTCGCCCATCGTTTCGTCAAGGAGCTCAAACTGTGAAAACCATACTCAAGATCGGCGGCACCAACGGCAGCGGCAAGAGCACGATCCCGCTTTGGCTGCTGAAGAACTATGACTCCAGCGTCCTGGCCAGCGACGGCACGAAGACGCGGCTGACGCTCATCGAGCTGCCGCAGCGCCAGAAGCTGATTGTCCTGGGCAGCTACCACACGCAATGCGGCGGATGCGACGGAATCCAACCCTACGCTCAGATCCTGGAGTGGCTGGAGAAGGCCACGAAGCTCGTGCCTGACGCCCACGTGCTCATGGAAGGCTCGCTGATCACCTGCCACGGCACGCTCGGCGAGTACATGCAGGTGGTCGCTCCCAAGACCCACAAGGCCGTGTATGCGATGATGGGGACACCTCTCGACGTGTGCGTCGAGCGGGTGAATATACGGCGTGCGGCGAAGGGCAAGGGACCGCTGGAGGACACGAAGAACGTGGATTCCAAGCATCGCTCGTCGCACATCAGTCTCGCCAAGCTGGCCGCGCGAGGACTCAACACCAAGACCATCGACTACAAACGTCCGGTCGTGGACACGTTGAGCGTATTCGGGGTGACGCTGCCCAGGGAGCCGCGCCATGGTTAGCGTGGTCACGGCAACCTTCGCTGACGACCCAGAGATCTGCGCGATTGCGAAGACGTCTGAATTCACCAAAGGTTTCGTGGCCTTCCGCCGGTTGTTCCAAGAGGATTGGTCAGCCTATGAGAAAGGTGAGATCGGCAAGGCGTTGCAAGGCTCGAAGCTCGTCGGCTTTGTTTACGCCAAGCAATACGTGCGCAAGCCAGGAAGCGTGATCCACTATATGGGCGTGCTGCCGTACCGGAGGAGCCGTGGGATCGGCACTGCGCTGCTGAAGTGGGCACGCGCCAAGAGCAACGGTCCTGTGGTTCTCAATTGCGAGGACGCGAACGCCGACGCTGCTGAGTTCTACAGGCTGGCTGGGTTGCTTCCTCGCGCCAAGGGTGTCTACGGCAAACCGCCTGCTGAACGTCCTTACACGATTTGGGAGATGCCATGAGAACTAAAGACCTATTCCAATTCATACAACGACGCCACGAGATCTATCTGCGGCGTGAGGCTGGCAAGCCCAAGCCCTGGACCCTGGACCCGATCCTGCAGTCCTACAGGTTCTGCAACGTCTATCGGGAGCTGGACACCGTGACGCAATGGATTCGCCAGAATTGGCGCGAGCCGAACGCCATGGATCCAGATATGTGGTTCGCCATGACCGTTGCCCGCCTGGTGAATTGGCCAGAGACGTTGGCGGAAGTCGGATACCCAGTGCCGTGGCGTCCGACGCACTTCATGAAGGTGCTGAACGGCCGAATGGAGCGCGGAGAGAAGGTCTTCACCGGAGCCTACATGGTGCGCTGCGATATCCAGTCAGAGACGGTCAAGTCCAAGGCCGACTACCTTGGGCTGTCCGTGCTGACGCCGTTGTGGGAGGCGCGAAAGAAGGTCCGCCCGAAGGCTGGTGACACGCTCGACGCATTTTGCAATCGACTGCTGCCGTTCCACGGTATTGGTTCCTTCATGGCAGGACAGATTGTCGCGGACACCAAGTACGAAGGCTTGCTGGTAGATGCCCCGGACTGGTTGTCGTGGGCGACGATGGGACCAGGAAGCGCCAGAGGCTTGAACAGGGTGTTGGAGCGTGACAAGAATGCTCCGTGGAAGGAAGGGGAATGGGCGCGAGCGCTGCAAGACTTGCGGGATCAGATCAACCCATTGATCAAGAAGGCTGGGATGCCGCAGATGCACGCGCAAGATCTACAAAATTGTTTGTGCGAGGCAGACAAATACTGGCGTGTCGAGAATGGCGAAGGCCGTCCGCGGTCACTTTACAACGGGAGAGGATGATGGAATTCAAAGTAAGAAACGTCAACAGCGCACTCAGCGAGGCGCTGTGGTATTTGCACGTTGCTGGGGTGCACGAGGACAGCCGAAATGGGGAAGTCATCGTCGCTCCAGAGCCGGTGACCACCACCTACCTATCTCCCAAGGAGCGTGTCCTGTTCAGTAACTTGCGTGACGCCAATCCGTACTTCCACCTGATGGAATCCTTGTGGATGCTTGCTGGACGCAACGACGTCGCCTTCCCCACTTTGTTCAACAGCAAGTTCGGCCAATACAGCGACGACGGTGAGACGTTCCACAGCGCCTATGGACACAGGTGGCGTGTATTCTTCGGCTTCGACCAGATCGACGCTATCGTTGGGGAGCTGACAACGAACCCAGAGAGCAGGCGCTGCGTGATGGCGATGTGGAACGCATTCGACGGCAACCCACCCACGGCTGATTTGCTTGTCGGTATCTGCGGCGGCAAGGATTTGCCCTGCAACACGCATGTCTATTTTGACCGACGGGACGGTGTTCTCAACATCACGGTCTGCAACCGTAGCAACGATGCCGTGTGGGGTTGCTACGGCGCAAACGCTGTGCAGTTCAGCGTCCTTCAGGAGTACATGGCGACGCGCATCGGCTGCGAGGTTGGGGTGTATCGCCAATTCACCAACAACCTTCATATCTACATAGGCATGCCGCGATTCAAAGACTTGTTTCCGCAGGTGGACGTGATTGACTACTACAACATCACCTATGGGCGGTCTCCGGAATTTGCAGAAACCTTTCCGTTGATGCAGGTCGAAGACAGGTATTGGAGGCATGACCTGGATCGATTCCTAGCGGACCCCACCGGCGACGCCTTGTACTCGGACCCGTTCTTCAACCAGGTTGCAGCGCCCATGGCCGCGAGCTGGTTCGATCGAAAAGCCAAGAAAGGTGCTGGAGGGAAGCGTGCGGCAGAGGCTATTCGTGCGTCTGACTGGCGTATCGCATGCCAAGAATGGATTGCTCGGCGCGACGCTGCCAAGGAGGCCACGAATCATGCGGAATAAGCTGGATCTGATTGTCAACGGTGGGTATGTCCGCCGTTTCCACACCTTGTCGACATTGACACAGGAGACCGTGGGCCATCATAGCTTCCACGTGGCGTGGGTGTGCGAGCTGATCAGCGAGGAGACGCCCAGCGCGAACCTGTTGTTGGCCGCTCTCCAACACGACGTTGCTGAGCACATCACTGGCGACCTGCCTGCACCTTCCAAGCGTGCTCTCGGTGTTCGCAAACAGTTCGCTGCCTACGAAACCACTATCATCCAAGAGGCTCATGGTAAGGATTACACTGACTTGTTGACGCAGGCGGAGAGCCGAGTGCTGAGTCTGGCGGACGCTATTGCCGGACTCATTCTTTGCGTCCACGAGCGCAGACTCGGCAATATGTACGTGGCAAAGGCTCGCAGCAACTGGAAGATGTACCTGTCGGAGTTTGCGCCGTTGTCCGATAAAGAACTTGAGCTCTTAACACTACTTGAAGGAGACTGGAATGATGCGTGCAAATGACAGACAGGAGGGAGGCTCCCACTACAAGACCAGGTATCAGCACTGGGACATGGTCCTAGACATCCTCCGCAACCGATACCTGGAAGGGCAGATTACGAAGTACATCACACGCTGGCGGTTGAAGAACGGCCTGGAGGATCTGAAGAAGGCAGCGCACTATGCTGATAAATTGCTCGAAGTCGCCAAGCGATTCGCTCCGGTCGAATCTCCTGCAAGCAAGGCTCGGCAAGTGTTGGTTGAGGCGTACATGGGCAATTACTTCCTCGCCAACTCGTCCATGGACCTCAAGGACCAGGAGATCACCTTGCGCGTGGTGCATTGGCGCTGCGAGGCCGACGTTGAGGAGGTTCGCAAACTGATTGCTGAGCAGCTGCAGCGCGAGACAGAACGCGCTGGAGAGCCGAGCGCTGCATATGTGGACCAAGGATAGCTCCCTCATGCGTGCGAACGTCGTTGTGCAGAAGGATGGTTCTGCGCCTCCGGAGCGCTACATTCTACGGATACTGGAAGTGTTTACAAAAGCTTCCAAAGGTATTCCGGGAACTGTTCGTCTACCGCATGAGTTCATGGCGTCTTTGGACGTCAGATTGCGTCGCATGCTGGAGCGGTTGGTGATGGGGTATTCGGCCTCCAATCAAAGCATTGGGATTGGCAATTACGAGGCAGAAACACTCATAGTCGGCAACCGTTCTTCTGGGCATGACGGGGTCGATTGGCCGTTTGTATCTGTAATTTTGACAGGGTCTTCCGGGTGGCTCGCTGAGCACCTAGAACAATTCGGAATCCCTGAACATGCCTTGTATTGGGTCAACGCCTATTCGTGCAACTCGGAGGCTAGGATTGCACCGGAGCTATCCAAATTCCGTCGAGTGATTGCGCTTGGGCGTCACGCTGCAGAATGGTGCGCGGCTAACAACTTGCAATTCACGCAAGTGCACAACCCAGCATATTGGAAAAAGCACCATGCGGGAAAGACCTACATTCTTGGGCGTACCATCCTACAGGAGAAATAAATGATCAAAGTGCTGATTCCTGACATGCCCCCCGCGGCAGACTTGATGCCGTACCTGCGCAGCATCGATGAATCCAAGACCTATGTCAATGACGGTCCGTTGGTTCGGCAGCTGACTGAGAAGCTGGAGGCCATCTGCGGTGTGCCGGTGGCGGTCGTCTCCAACGGAACGGCGGCGCTGGAACTGACACTACACGCGTTTGGTGCTGATAAAGCAGAGATTGGCCTTCCTGCCTTGACATTCTCGGCGACGGGACTTGCTGCAAGCCAACGGCACAGTCCTATTCTGTACGATGTAGATGCGGATACGTGGCTGCTGGATCACCGTTTGAAATACGACAATTGCGACATGCTGATTCCGGTTGCAACATTCGGCAAGCCTGTGAACATGAAAAATTGGGAGAACCGTTTCCGCCCGATCGTAGTTGATGCTGCAGGAGCGTTGTACGCCCAGCAATGTTCGAAAAACTATCACGTCGCCACCTGCTTCTCCATGCACGCTACCAAGTTCGTTGGGGCAGGCGAGGGTGGATTCGTTGCAAGCGCGAATAAAGGTTGGCTTGACGAAATTCGCAGTCTTGCTAAGTTTGGTCCCCACGGCACCAACGCCAAGATGAGCGAATACCACGCTGCCGTGGCGTTGGCCGCATTGGGCAGAGCTGTGAAGAAGAGCTACAGAACAGCAACCGTTATCAAGTGGTACAAGGAGCACGGTCTTGAGGACTTCTCTTACACCACGCACGAGTACAACACGTTGCTCGTCGTCAAGTTGATTGACGAAGTTCCCCTGCTGGCGAGCGCGATGGCAGATCGCGGGATTGAAATTCGTCAATGGTATCGGCCATGGCTGGACGAGAGGAAAGACTTCCGTGTCGCAAGGCCACTGCCTGTCACAGAACATCTTCGGCACAGGCTGGTCGGATTGCCATTCCATAATTTTCTAACAGAGGCCGACGTTGCTTACGTCATGGACTCATTGCGCGAGGTGATTAGATGAAGACAGAACTTGACATGCTGCGACCGTTGTTCCCTCCGCTAGAGGATGCGCCAAATTTGATAACGGACTGTCGTCGCGGCATGAATGTCGCGCTCAACGAGATGATCCACAGCGGGTTGTACGTCAATAATTTCGAAGCTCTGACAACGCAGATGATGCTGGCACTCGCCGCGACTTGCCAGACTCTCATTGCTCTTGACGCGGAGCCGGAGGTCGAGGACTTTGTCCATGCAGCCGCTGCCCTGTCGAACATCATCCGCCATGAGATGGACGAGGCACTGAAGTTTGAAGACATGGAGAATGTGCGCATCAGCAGCGTCATGGTTGAGATCATGGTCAAAGGAATCAGCACCGCACTTGGGTTGCCGTATCCCAAGTTGCTGGACGCTTTGGCGGCTGGCGCGACAGAGTTCAAAGACATCCTGATCAGCAGCGGCCATATTAAAGGAGAACAAGTGTGAATATCCTGGTCACTGGCGGTTGCGGCTTCATCGGCACGAGGGTCTGCGAGAAGTTGCTGGAGCAAGGACATCGTGTCATCAACGTCGACAAGCTGACCTACGCAGCGAACGAGGCCAAAGCCGTGGAACTCAGCAAAGACGAGAACTACAAGCTGATCGTCGGCGACGTGTGCGACTGGCAGCTCGTCTACAATGTGCTGAAAGAGTATCAGGTTCGCATCGTTATGCACCTGGCTGCGGAATCACACGTCGACAGATCAATCAGCGGTCCGCAAACATTCCTTGAGGCGAACGTGCTCGGCACCTATGGCGTGCTGGAAGCGGTTCGGGCTTACTTGCCGACAGCTTCAAGAGACTTCAGGATGCTGCACGTTTCCACAGACGAGGTGTTCGGGGACATGTCGCTCTACAGCGCGGACAAATTCACAGAGGAATCGCGCTACAGGCCCAGCAGTCCTTACAGCGCCAGCAAAGCGGCAGCAGACTGGCTTGTTCGCGCATGGGGACGGACATTCGCCGTGCCGTGGGTGATGACGCACGGAGCCAATGCCTATGGTCCCGGACAACTGCCAGACAAGCTTGTGCCGATGGCGATTGTCAACTCGTTACAAGGTAAGCCGATCACTCTGCACGGTAGTGGAGACAACATACGCAGCTGGCTGCATGTTGACGACCACGCTTCTGGCTTGATTCACGTGGCGATGCGCGGCAAGCTCAACAACTCCTACTGTCTGGAAGCTGGAACGGAGATGAGCAATCGCGCTGTCGTGCTGCTGATCTGCGACTTGCTGGCTCAAGAAGGCTATAAGCCGGAAGTCATCTACACCGCAGACAGACCAGGTAATGACCTGCGGTACAGCATGAGCAGTGACAAGGTTCGCAGCCATACAGTGTGGACGTCAAAGATCAATTTCCTTGACGGACTCAAAACGACAATTCAGTCTTACATCAAGGAGGCAGGCAATGAGTGATTCCAAGAAGGAACACCCGAGGGTGCAGGTGCATAATGTGTCCCTAGAGAAGCTTGAGAAAGCTGTCTATTCTCGAGACCACGAGAAGGCCAGCGAGTTGTTGCTTGACGGACTGCGTAAGCTGAAGGCGGGAGCTGAGTTCATCGGCTACCAAACCAATCCCGACATGAAGATGGTGCTCTACACGCGCTTCTGCGCCGCTATCATTTCCCTGCTTGCTGATCCGGAGTATCACTTGTCCCAGGAAGGCTTCGAGGCATTTTCTAGCGAGCACGCCATCATTGACGTTATGTTCCGAGCCAGCGTCTTCGGCACGAGCGACCATCTACTGCCGCAGATGGCGGTAGATCCGACGGAGCGTGACAGCGACAAGATCAAGTTCCAGGACTCCGTCGGCTTGACAAAGTACATGATGACCCACTCCTTGCGCTCTGGGTTTATGATGAACTTCGAGGAGGCGTTCAAGAAGAGTCCGCAGATCACATTCCCCTTGTACATCGGCATGTTGACAACCATGCACGTGTGCAACCAAGCAGCAGAAGACAGGAAGGAGATGCTGCTTGGGTTGGCAGAAATATTCGAAAGCGTGGAACTGACAGACAGATTGGTTTCGCCGATGTCGGACGCCTATATGTATTGCTCATATGGACACAGAAGCGACAAGCACAACTTCAAGGGAATGATTCACAGGCTTTATGCAAAGCTGATGGTTGCGCACGGGTACGTTCCACAAGAATTCAATCCTCGAGCTGCCAAGAAGAAAAAGCCGACAATGGTCGTGCCGTTGGAGTGGTTCACATCTTTGCATGCGATGTACCGTTGTTATGCGCCGGTGTTGCGCCAGCTGCGCACGAAGTTCAAGTTGGTCGGTATTGGACGTCCGCATGCGATCGACGAAGAGTCCGTGAAAGAATTCGACAAATGGATCACCGTGCCGGAAGACAAGGTTGCTCTCAGCGAGATCATCAAGGACGTTCGCAGTGTCGAGCCGGACGTCATCTACTATCCTTCTCTTGGCATGGACTTGATCTGGGTTGCGTTGTCTTCTGTACGCTTGGCTCCGATTCAACTGATGACGCTGGGCCATCCGGCTTCCAGCTTTTCACCGGCCATGGATTACGTGATTTGTGAAGAAGCTGATGTTGCTGATCCGTCGTTGTTCAGCGAAACGCTGGTGCCACTGCCAGAAGGAGCGTTGTTCAGATTTGTCATGCGCGTCGATGCTGATATTCCCACAGCGATTCCGCAGACGCTGGATCCGCCGGTGGTCAAGCTCGCCATCCCGGCGATGATGTTGAAGCTGAATGCCACGTTCATCAGAACGCTGCAAGAAATTCAACGCAAGTCAGAGCGCAAGGTTGAGTTCCACTTCTGGCCGAATATGATCGGATCGAACCTCTACCAAGCTGCTAAGGAGATCCGTGAAATGCTGCCGGGAGCCTTCACTTATGAGCGTTCTGCCTATAACCACTACATGCGCCAGCTCCAAGGGTGCCATATTCAGCTCGGCACATTCCCGTTCGGCGGCACCAACAGCAACATTGACTGCATGCACCTTGGTCTGCCGCTTGTATGTATGGTCGGCAAGGAACCGCACTCCACGGTCGACGCGACGATGTCCAAGCGGGTTGGGTTGCCGGATTGGTTGCGCGCCCATACGCTTGGCGAGTACATTGACGCGGCTGTGCGGCTGATTAACAACGATGAAGAGCGTGTTGCGTTGAGCAACTACCTGATCAATGACGCTGACATAGACAGCAAGTTCTTTGGCAAATGCCCTTCTGGTCTGGAAACAGCAATCGTCGATGCTGTGTGGAAGATCTACAGGGAGCATTGAAATGAAAGATTGGATAAATGTGCTTGTCATCAGCGTCTGTACGGGTCTGCTCGTCATTCTCGCAGTGCATGACATCTATCAACTCGGTTACGAGCGAGGGCTTTCCGCGCCGAAGAAGTGCGCCATGGTGGAGGGTGAGCGGGTAGTCAGCAGCACCGCGGATACCTGCACCTATGCCAGTTCGTATGGATTTTCCACTAAGCGGAGGGCGGCGCTGTGACGAAAGAAATCATCAGGATGGCGAAGGAGGCTTTCGGGCGTGTTGCTGCTGATTGGTGGTTCGATGCTCATGCGGCTGATCTTGTACGCTTTGCCGCCTTGGTAACCGCTGCCGAGAGGGAGCGGTGCGCGAAGGTTTGCGAGGATCAGGTGTCGGGGAGCGACTACCACTATCTAGCCATACACGGCCATTGGGATCATAGGGCAATGGCCGTAACAATCTGCGCCGCAGCTATTCGCGCTCTGCCGTAGCACTAGCGCAGACTTTTAGGAGTACAACATGAAACACTTCTATCGCTTCCTGATCTGGTGGGCTGAATTCGATCTTGTCGTTGCCCGAAGCACCGGGCGCGGACCGCATTACATCGCCGCAGCAGCGCAGGATTTGGACAGATGGCAGATGTGCTTGTGGCAAGAGCAGTATAAATTGGGAGGATGAAATGACTTGCCTTCTAAAATGTCGCAACCAAGAATGTCCTTCGCGGAAACAGTGTTATCGTTTCAGTGCAGTGCCTAATACAAGTGTATGCCGCGTCCTGCTTTGTTCGAGCTGAAAAACGGCGAAGATCGGTGCGATCACTTTGTCGGGGCAGACCCGGAGAACGAAAGAGAGTCAGCATGAAGACCATCATCTACGGCAGCGGTTCAACAGCTCGCCTGATTGCTCGGTTTGCTCCGTACATTTGCGGTGTCGTGGAAGATTCGCCGTCAAAGCAAACCCCAAACTCGCCGCTCAAAGATGTTCCTGTCTGTCATGCGTGGGCGATGCGCGAGCGGTTTCCGCCGGATCACTACGAGCTGCTCATCGGCATAGGGTATCAGCACGGCGGGATGAATGCTCGACGAGAAGAGTTGGCCAGCATGGGCTACATGCTCGGCAGCGCGGTGTTCTGCGTCGGTCAGCGCGACGGACTGTCTGCAGGGTGCATTGTTCTGCCAGGAACGGTATTGCACGACGGCTGCGCTATTGGCCGCAATTGCTTCATCGCCAGCAATGTCACCGTCGGTCATGATGTGCAGATCGGCGAGCATTCGTGGATCAACTCCGGCGTGGCGCTGGACGGATGGGTCAAAGTTGGTCGGCGATGCGTGATAGGGGCCAATGCTGTGGTTAAGGACGGAGTTGAGCTTGGGGAACGGACACTTGTCGGTCCGGGAGCCGTGGTCCTGCGTAACACAGATCCTGGCACCGTCGTGCTTGCCCCGGAGTCCATCGTCCATCGTTTCAGCAGTGACATCTTCGGGAGCATGGCATGATTTATGAATACTTCTGCGATCAGGTGCGCCTGACGCCGAACAAGACTGCGCTGATCAGCGAAGACCTGAGCGTGACCTATGGCGGCTTGCTGCGTCTCATCAGAACAAAAATGGCGGACGTCAGCAACTATACAAAATGGGCAGTGTGCCCAGTGCGCTCAGACATAGAAGGTGTGGTCTTATTGCTGGTCTGTGCTGCAAAGGGGATCTCTTTATACCCTGTAAAATTTGACACGTCGCACGAGATGATCAACGCAACAGCAGAGACTCTCAGATCTGTCACTGTGAAAGAATCAACGCAGCCATTTCTTATTCTGAACACGAGCGGCACAACCGGCGAACCGAAGCTGATACAGCTTAGTCAAGAAACAAAGCTGGCTCGAATCCGCCAGTTTGTAAAGCTGTACGGAATCACGCGGGATGACACTATCCTCGTCGGCACACAGCTCCACATGTCAATGGCACAACGGCTTGTGCTCACAGCACTGTTGAATGGAGCGACGGCATTCTTGCTTCCGCGGTACAGCCCTGAGCTTTGGCACATGGCCGCGAAACGATGCACGGTCGTGGTTGGCGTGCCGATGCAACTGCACCATCTGACAAGCGACACACGCAAGATACGACTTGTGCTCAGCTCGTCAGCGCCGCGTTTGCCGGACGGCGGAGAACTTTCCGCCACCCTCAACCATGCTGGGGTGTCCTACCACGAGTGCTATGGTGCGTCAGAAATTGCAATTGCGACCAGTGGAATCGCTTCTGATTCTGTCGGCTGCGCCGCGCCAGGAGCGACAATCTCCGTCACGAAAGAAGGTGAAATTCTGGTGAAGTCAAAGTTGCTGCACTCAGGCTATCTCGGAAGACCTGACTTGACCCAAGCTTCCTTGACAGAGGTTGGTTTCTTCAAGACAGGCGACTGTGGCTATGTTAAGAACGGCAAACTGTTTCTGACAGGACGTTCAAGCGAACGCGTCAAGGTCGGTGGCGTGACGGTCTGGCCAGCGGACGTCGAGAACGTCGTCAGCCAGATGCCAGAGGTGATCGACTGTGCTGCCGTGTCGATCCCGGACAAACATCTTGGAGAGGTGGTGCTGATCTACGTCGTCACCGACGAGCAAATATCACTGCGCGACATCCAGAGGTTCTGCACAGACAAGCTGACGGACGCCCAGATTCCGCGTCACTGTAAAAGTGTAGGTGGCATCCCGCGAACAGAATTGGGGAAAATTCAAAGGAGAAAATTATGATCAGGCTCGGCGTCATCGGTGGCGGTATCAACTCAGCGGCAGGACTGGCGCATATCAATGCCCTGCGAATGTCAGGCAAGTTCAGCATCGTCGGCGGGTGCTATTCCCGACAAGGATCTGTGTTGTTCGAGTCAGGCTTCAAATACAGCACGCCGACATTCAGCACAGTGGACAGTATGATCGCAGATGCGGAGCCGGACAGAATTGTCGTTCTGACACCGACTCCTGATCACTACACCAGCGTCATGCAATGCCTTGACGACGGTGTCCCGGTACTTTGCGAAAAGGCTCTGGCGACTACGGTCGAAGATGCAAACCGCATGGCGGGACGTTCATCGGGCACAGGCGTTCCGCTGTGCGTCGTATTCAACTATGCATTCTATCCTGCCGTGCAGCGATTGCGCGAGCTTGTCAGAGCCGAGGAGCTTGGCGCCATATCCCATATACATGTCGAGATGCCGCAGTCCGGCTATCTCAATGCAAAACCGCAGCAATGGCGGTTGTCAAACGAAGCCATCTACCACGACCTTGGCGTGCATCTGCACCACATGATCTGGTTTCTGACCGGCGAGGTGCCGCAGTCTGTGCACGCTGTCGAGCGCAACTGGTCGGAAGTCGGCGTTGTGGATTATGTTTCGGCGCAAATCACGTATGAGTCCTTCCAGGCACAAATGTGGTTCAGCAAGGTCAGTGCCGGTTGCAGCAACGGACTGCGCGTCAGGGTGTTCGGTTCTGAAGGCTCTGCGGAGTGGTATCAGCGCGAACCGGACGTCGTGCGCTTCGGCAACAGGAACGGATCCTTGATGCTGTTTGAGACAGACAATCCTCGCTTTAAGCGTGGGCATCCTACAGGATTCGTGGAAGCCCTGAGCAACCTGTACGAAGCTTGGGCTGATAACCCACGGCACCAAGATCTACGTCCCTCCGTCGCCATAGATGGACTTCGTTTGATGGAAGCTATGCAATTCAGCGCAGACTCTGAAAGGAGAATCACCCTATGATCCACGTTCACACGGCTGTTGGTCCGACAGTCCGCAAAGTTTTGTTTCGGCGAGGTGACTTGCCAGACACGATCACATACGATTTTGACTTCGTCAAGGCGGGATTGATTGACTCCCTGTCTCTATTGCGTTTCGTGCTCGAGCTGGAAGAGGAGTTCAACATTGAGCTGACCAACGAAGACATTGTCCGGCCAGAATTCAAGACCTTTGGAGGTCTTTGCTCCATCATAGAGAGGAAGCTGGGATGAAGTTCTCTATTGTCATACCTGTGTACAACGCAGAGAAGACCATCGACCGTTGTCTGCGCAGCGCTCTGAAGCAAGAAGATGCTGAAGTCATTGTCGTCAATGACGGTTCCACAGACTTTACTTCTACTCGCGTGCATCTTTCTTTGAGCAACCGTACAAATACAACCTTCTGCACGTTGCAGAAGAATCTTGGAGCCGGAATCGCAAGAAACTACGGCGTGCGGATGGCACAAGGTGACTGGGTGGTGTTTCTGGACGCTGACGACGAGCTGGCAGACGGCGCGACACAAATACTCAGCAAGCGTATTGATCAGCTGCCAGACGACATCGACATCATCGGCTACAACCCGCTCGACGCACGATGGTTGAGAGGGGAACGGCAAGATCTGCTCAATGCCTATGCCGCGTTGCGCATGGATGGCTCCGTCATATTCACGGCCATCCGCCGGTCACTGTTCGCAAATCTGAGGTTCAGAGCGGGATACCACGAAGACGTTGAGGTGATGTTCTCCGCTTACAGAAACGCACGGCGCACGGCTTACCTTGGTACTGCCATCTACCGGAAAGGACCGAATGGCGTCACAGGATCTGTTAGCGAGAGACACATTGACGGGTTCATCAACGCGTGGCGTGGGGTTGTGATAATGGCCGAGAAGGAGTCTGTCCCGGCGGAATTCATTGAACGCGGCATCGTCGGAGTTGCTGCTACACGTATCCGTGAGATATTCAGGAAGGCGAAGTCTTCGCAGGTGTATGAGCTGATAAATTATCTCCACGAGGCTTTCCCGCGCAACTGGCTCGTGTTGTGCGCGAATACCACTTTGCAGACTCAATATGCAATAGTGGCAAGGCACTTCGCTTCTGTCAAGACAGCAGAATCCGCCGTGTTCGACAGAACATGGTCCTGTAAAGACTTACAGCATTCGGCCTATCTTGGTCCGGATGAAGTCCGCGCTTGCTGCAAGCGATTCTTTGTCGACGGTGAGCGGAGAGGAGATGTCGTGCTGCTCGGTAAGGGAGACGAGATGACGCCGACAGCTATCCTGGCTGCGAAGCTGGAACTGCTTGCCGCGATCAATGCTGGCGAACAGACTTCGTGCTCAGGATGTCCCTGGCTTGAGTTCAAGGAGCATGGACCGGTTCTCGAGCGTGTGGATTACCTGTCTATGGAACACCACAGTGTCTGCAATCTTCGGTGCGCCTATTGTCCTTCCATGTACTATGACGGACGCCGCCCAAGTTACGACGCCTTGCTGCTCGGCAGCTCGATCCTCGCCGACGACGGCAGTGTCGTATGGGGTGGCGGCGAACCGACCGTCAGTCCGGAGTTTGAGCCGTTGCTGCAGCTGTTCAGCAAACGCGGCGCACGGCAGCGTGTGCTTACGAACAGCGTCAAGTTCAACTACTTTCTCCAGTCGATGTTGAATGTAGACCAGAATGTGGAGGTCGTGACGAGCATTGACGCCGGGACCATTGACACTTTCAAGAAGGTGCGCGGTGCAGACAAGCTGACAACTGTCATAGGCAACGTCGCTCGCTACGCAGAGCACGCCGCAGAGCGCGTCACGATCAAGTACATCCTGACAGAAGACAACTGCTCCCAGCTTGAAATCGAAGAGTTTGTTCAGCTGATGATGGATAACAGTCTCCTGTCGTGCAACTTTCAAATCAGCTGTGACTTCCGTCAAGAGCACGCCACCAGAGAGCAATACGAGGCAGTTGAATGTCTGTTCTCGGAGCTTCTCGAAATCGGGGCAGAGTGTGTGTTCATTGACGATCTCAGCCGTATTCGTTTCGCTGGCTTCTCGCACCCGCTCGCACAAGAAGTGATCTTGTGGGGGAAGGGTGAGCAGGCAGCAGCCATTCGTGCAAGAGTGCGGTGCGTCGCGCAGGTCGATGATGAAGATAAGCTGATCCCAGACGGCTATCCGATTCTCATCGCCGCCTCTCAGTCTTACCCGCGAATCTACCACACGCTGAAACGTCGTGGTCTTGCCAACCGCATCATGAAAGGACTTGTACTATGAAGACTCTGATATTCCCATTCGTTGGCAAAGAGGCCAGCGATTACGTGCGCATGGCGCGACAACGTGGAGAGGAAACGATTGCCCTGTTTGGGGAAGCAATGCCGCAGATTCATGACGCGGCATTTCCCGACACCTTCATGGCGTACATCCGTGACGAAGACGTCACACACCTCCTTTGTCCTGCCGCCAGTGTGCATAAGTTCATGGAGACATTCCTGCATGGTCTTGTGCTGATCGGAGAATCGCCCATCCAGCGCCAGATGCGGGAACACCGGGAGCTGATGAAGCGAACAGATGCGCTGCTGGCACACACAAAGGTCTATCGCTTGTCGCGCATTGAAGTGGCCGGACTGCTGCGACAAGCTTCGCTGATCTACGGCGAGTCGAACGACGAGAAGATCATGGGGGTGATTGCTGCGTGCTCCAACGCGCCGAATGGCAATGTTGTCGAAGTTGGCTCGTTGTGCGGACGGACGGCATTCGTTCTGGGGTGGATGGCATTCAGGTTCCACCTCGGCCCAGTGCTGACGGTAGATCCTTGGTCGGCTGTAGAAGGCTCCCAGAAGGATTCACCTGTCCTGCTGACAGCAATGACTGACGAGTGGGACTGGGAAGTCGTGGCGGAGTCCTATGCTGTCAATGTGGCCGTTCTGGTGACCAAGAACGTCAGACACGAGCGCAAACCGTCAGCGGAAGCTGCCAAGCATTTCCCATACGGCATTTCTGTACTGCATATCGACGGTAACCACGATTATGAGGCGGTCAAGCAGGACGTCGATCTCTGGTTGCCGAAGCTCGCTCCTGGCGGCTGGCTCATCCTCGACGACTACGTCTGGGCACACGGAGACGGTCCGAGACGCATCGGCGACGCGCTGCTGGAACGTGGAGCACACGACAGCTATTTCGAGGCAGGAAACGCACTTTTCGTGAGGATGAAATGAGCCCAACCGTCATTGCAACCGCAATAGCTTCCGCGTTCGGCTTTCTGAACGTCGTTCCCTCTTCTTCTCTACGCAGTTGGCATTGTCCCTGCATTGCTCCTGGAGCAAAGCCGCAGCTGACGACGTGTCCTATATGCAACGGGTCAAAGCGCGTCTACACAGCTTGATCACCTGACAGGAAACCCGATCCTGCGCGCCCAGTCCTGCCACAGACCTATTGCGGCAGCGTCTTGGGCGCAGTCTTCGATGAAGGTGGCTCGACAAGCAGCCACTGGTTCTTTGCCGGTTGCATCAGTTCCACCGGCACGGTTGGGAGGACAGGACACGTCACCGCCACTGGAATCGACTGGCAAGCTGGCAATATAATTGCGAACAGCACTGGAGCGAGCAGCGGCAATCTGTTTTGGAATCGCATCTTTGATCTCCTTGGTGGTTTTGGCGTTATCAGCTTCGACCTTCTTTGCGTGCTTCTCCATCTCCTGTCCAAGCACGACAACGCCTGCTTTGAACACAGCATACTCGCGAGCCTCTTCGCGCCATAGTTTGAATGTAAGCGCATTGGAAGCGACCAAAGCCGCGATCAATACCAATTTCCAGTTCATCAACAGGAATGTCATTTCGGTTCCCTCACACCAGTCTTCATTGATATCACCTTCTTGAGTAAATCAGGCGCAAGAAACGCGGTGATGAACAGCGCCAGGATCGTCCACTCTGCCAGGATGGATTCGGCGTACTTCAGAAATACATAGAGCATTGCCATCTTGAACGCTACAGCGAATCCCTTGGCTTCCGACACTTTGCCGTCAGGCGACCGAATCAAGTCGTTCAGGTCTCGGCGGAATATCGAGCTGCGTTGTTCAGTCACGACACTTCCAACCAAGCTTCCTCCCCACGCAGCTCAGCAGCGGCGAGCAGGTCGATCAGTCTTGTATTCGGCCCTTTGCTGTCCCTGATACCATCAGCCGTGCGAACGTGGCCCAGAAGAGGACACCCCAGAGTGTCATGTTCAGTATTGCCTCCGTGGATTCGTATCCCGCTGAATCCTGGCACGTCGAGCACTTCCGGCATGACTTTCTTGAATCGGTTTGACATCGAGAGGACGACTTTGTACCGCCCACGAGGTATAGCTGTCTGTCCATAGACCTTCTCCCCTCCGTCCTCAAGATGTCTGTCTTCGTCTTCCAATGTTTGTCCGAGCAAGGAGCCGTCGACAAACAGCTGACCGTAATTCGGCGAAGCCTGACCGTCGCGTATGAGATCAATGTTCATTTTTGGCTCGGATGCAGGGTTGGGCAGTCCACCTTGTCTGCTTTGGCATCCAGCTTGTCAAACACCTCTTTGAACAACGCTTCCATACGCTGCTGGAGCCGTTGCAGACCTTCCTGCCGCACGAAGTTGGTTGCCATCTCAAGCCGTACTTGCACGAGGTCTTTGTCGACCGCAGCGAGCTTGGTATGCAGTGCGTCGAAGGTGGCCAGCTTATCATCGATGGTGCGGAACTTCTGGTCCTGCCGGTCTGCGCTTGCTTGGAACCGCTCGTCTATTCGTTCATTGGTCGCGGTGAATTTCTCATCGATGCTTTTCTTGACTTCTCGCACAGCGATAGAACCAATCGTCCAAAATGCTCCGATAAGCACAACGGCAAGTCCGACAATCTCCGACAACGAGGCACTTATCTCTTGGGCCATTTAATCAGCTCCCATCACAAGGAAATTAATCGGCATGTTCGCCGAAGGTGCGTTGCATGTCACCACGAAATTGCCGGAGTTTGATACGACATTTTTCACCCACCCTGTCGAATCATTCGCTGCGGCGACAGCAATCACGCAGGTGTTCGCGGTCACAAGATTGTTTGTCACCGTCACAGACGTCGCCGCGTTGGCAACGATGGCTCGCCCGGAAGCTTTGTTGATTGTCACGTTGCCGACGGTTGGCGTAATCGTGTAGTCGAGGAACAACTCCTTGAAACCGAGTCCTGCTGTGCCGAGAGAAGGCACCCCATTCGTCCCAGGATTCACACTGCCGACGGCGACAGGCGCGTTGGCAGTCATGAGCGGTCGTTCAATACCGTCGCTCAGCGTGAAGCACGGCTGGTTGGAAAGATTGACGTAGACAACCGCCATGTTCGCTCCTGCTGTTCCTGGATTTGCTTGCTGCGATAGCACTACGTCGCCCATGGTGATCTCCTAGTTGATGGTCAATCGACCGTTGTTCTTCAATCGGCCTGAGATTGTGAGTCGTCCAGATATGACGATCTGAGACCCTGTCTGGATGTAATAGTATTGGCCGAATGGGATGTTCGACGGCGCTGCACCACCCGAAAGGATGACAGGTACAGACTCGACATAGTACGGAGTCGCGGCAACGTCTGCCAAGCTCTGCAGCCCACCTCCTGTCACGTTGAAACTCGGCAGCTTCAGGTACAGTGTATATCCAGCCCAAGAGCTTGCAAGATCGATCTTGGCGACAGCTTCGTCCAACCGCAAGAAGGTCTCGCCGATGGAATGCGCTGCGATTGATGTACCGTACTGGCCTCTGCGCAGGTAGGTCAAATTGTATTGATACGCCGCAGTCAGGTTCGCGCCTGCGTAAGCCAGAAGCTCCCCTCCGCAGTAGGACAACGTCGCCAGCGCGTCTGCCTGCAGATTTGACGCAGCTGTGAGTTCAGCAGAGGAAGTTGTCAGGTCCACGCTCAAGGTGTTCGTGACGTCCGGGTCCGCGCCTGCAGGCAGATTCGCCGACAGGATACCGAAGCGTGCAGGTGCTGATACGACGCCCATCTTCGAGTAGGTTGCGCCGTCACTGCTGACCCATATTTCTGCACCGCCCCAATTGACTCCACCGCATGCTGCGATCCACGCCTGTGATGCTCCGGCCAGATCGACGGAAGGCTGGAAGATTATCGGCGTGGAGGTGTTCCCACCACTCAGAGCTTGGTTGGTCACGTATCCGTTCGACGGCGGAGGAGTGTAAGTTCCAGCGGTCAAAGATCCACTGAGGAAGTCTTCTGCTGTTATCTTCAAGTTGCCGGACTCGTCCTCCTCGACGGCGATGATTCTCACAGGCGTGGCAGACATGCCCATACCTGCGTCCGTCAGACTTACCAAGTCCATCGGCTCAAGACGACTGTACTTCCAGCTCAGTGTAAATTCAAACGTATTGCGAATATACAGCGCTCGTTGCAGCACACGTTGCGCCATGTCCCGAGCAGTCTGCGGAACACAGATCGCATGACAGCTGATCAGCGGCATAGGTCGCAGCCCATAGGCGTCAATATTCCACTGATCCTTCGCCTCCACGACACATATGTTGTAGTCGTTGGCGCGGTCCAGGCATTCGATCTGGACTTGATTGAAGGCATCCGCCTGCCTCTTGCGCGTGACCTTGATTGGGTCTTCGCCGGGAGCAGCGATGAAGTCGTCGTCAGTGAGAGCGTATTGGATTGTCACGTTAGCCCTGTAAGACCCGACAAGCAGGTCGACGTTGAGTAGTGCCCATGAGGCGGAGACCGTGAAGGTCGGAACTGCCGACTGCAGATTGAATGCCGGAGTGTTGGAATAGCCTGGATCTGGATGCAGCTCGCTCGTACTGACGTTGAACGTCGGTACAGATGAGTCGAGCGTTGAAGTCGGGATGTTTGCATAATCCATATCATGCTGGGAATGTCAGCGTAAATGTATATGTCACGGTCAGTTGTCCTCCTGTGAGGACAGAGACTGGAGAACTCAAAAGAGAGCGCTCAATCATATAGGCGCCAGGGGCTCCTGAGTCCCACACGTATATTCCAGCTTCGGCCACAACAATCGTTCCTCCGCTGTTGTTATTCATGACACGCACCAAAGTCTGCGTCCAGGTTTTTGTCCCTGCGTTGTAGGTGGGTTGCTGAAAAATTGGAGTCTGGTAAGACATCTGCCCAGCGCCTGTCCCAGCAGCTATCAAAGTCCCGAGCGCAGATCCCTCAAAGTTCTCTGCTGCTGAGCTGGTCCCTACAACGATCCCTGCCGTTGTCGTTGTCGATGCCATGTTTATAGCGTCGTACGTGTAGTTTTGATATGCTCCGTTGTTTGCATTATTCACGACCCCACCAACGGTCTTCAAACTCAAATACCCAGCGGCGAACGTAGTGCTAGAAGTAAGCACGTTCGATGCCATGCAAGCCCACATGCGCATCACGCTGTTCCAGAAGTTGCGGTTCCACGTTCGCAGACGGTCGTTATGCACCTGTATAATGCCGCCGGAAGAATCACGAGATTCAAGCTTCAATCTTCCAACGGAAACAGGGATTCCAAGTTTCACGCTCAGTTCGATCAAGCGTTCATAATCCGCTTCCGGGTGTATTGCGCCAGGTGTGAAAATCTGTGGTTTCACAGGGAGCCTCTACTAAGCTGGGAAAGTTAGAGAAAAGGTGTAAGTTACTGTCAGCTGTCCCGCTGTCAGTACGGAGATTGTTGATGGAAGTACTGTATGCTCCGCCATGAACGTGCCTCCAAGTGTGGTGAGGTACAGCCCTGTCTCAGCAATGACGATTGTCCCCCCGCTGTTGTTATTGAAATATCGAGTTGCGATCTGTGTCCAAACCAAAGACGAATAAGTCGGTTGCGTAAAAGCCATTGCTGCGTAAGATAGTTGCCCCGCTCCTGTTCCGTGAGCGCACAACGCCCCAAGAGCGTATCCTTCAAAGCTCTCTGCGGTGTTACTAGTCCCTACAACCATCCCTGTCGCTGCGCCATCTCCTGATGCACTCACAATTTTCGGACAGTACAACCCCAATTTATTGTAATACGGCACCCTAGCATCCTGCACGGTTCCTGATGTGTTTTTAGCGGACAGATGCGCCGCCCCAAACGTGGTGTCAGAAGTGTATTTATTGTTTGACCCATCTGCTGCTGCTTGAAATCCACTAAGTCCACAAAAAATTGCATTCCAAAAATTGCGATTCCACGTCCGCATACGGCCCTCATACACCTCGCCTTGCGTACCGTCCGGATTCGTTGCTTCGACGCGGATGCGCATCATCGGGACAGGTATACCGAGCTTGCGCGAAAGGTCTTCCAACTCCTTGTACTCTTCTTCGGGGTGAACCATTCCCGGGATGAATTCGTTTGACATATTTGACCTATGGGGAAGAAGCAAGCACTGAGAACGACGGCACGCAGGAGTCAAGTGCGACTGTTGGAGCCGACCACGCATCGGGAGCCTGTCGTAGCGAAGAACAATAGACTGAGCTGATGGTCGGCACCGGAAGAGGGAATAAGCGGATTATGTCCTTGTCCGCATAGGGAATCAGCTTCAGCTTGCCTTCGGACCACACAACCCCGCAGTTGGCTATCAGCGCCAACTCTTCAATCAACTCACTGGAGACCCGCTGGTCCTTATAGACAGGGGAGACGACGATATCCGCCGCCAAGCAATAAGCCGTTGAGTCCTGCACTGCGTCGAAATTCGCCTGCGGGAATGATGCTCCGTATTTTGCATTGGTGGCGAGGTCAAAAGCGATCGATATTGGGTTGGTATCGACAGGGCCGAGCAATCCACCGACTTCGAACGACAGATTCGGCAAGGAGCTGCCGCTTCCAAGGTCAAACGCGCCATTCGCTACATACGCTGTGCCTCTGTAGGTGTAAGCGTCAGCAGGATGGTAGGTTGTCAAGTAGCTCCAGGCATTCTGCGAGTAGCTCCCTGTGAACGTGGTCATTCCAAGTGCCGTCACGTCGCTCTTGTTCTTGGAAGCCCAGACACTACCGTAGCTGTCAACTGGCCCTTCACCGATACCGATAGCGACGCCTGCCGTGTAGGTGTAGGTTGTACGTGTGACCGTTTGCGACTCGCCTCCACCTCCTCCACCGCCTTTCCCGCCTCCACCTCCGCTTGTCGTCTCTGTTGTCGTGTGCGGTACTGCCGTAAAATCGCCATACCAAAGCAAATTGCCGACAACACGCGCCTTGCCGTAGACAAGCTGAATGGGAACACCTTGCGACGACGTATGAACACTCATCCCAGACAGCTTATTGGCAGATGTATTCTGCTGTTGACCTGTCTTGCTTCTTCCGAATAGGAAGCCCATGCTATATCTCGTCGCCGTAGTTGATGATCTTCAGCACACCTTCAGACCAAACGATACCGGCATTTCCGATCATCGCAAGCTCCGTCAGAATTTCCGCTGCTGAACGCTGTGTGATATAGGCAGGCGAGATGTTTATACCAGTCGCCGTACAGTAGGTTTCAAAGTCTGTCAGATCGCCGATCTGAGAAGACGGAAAGCCAGCGCCGTAATTCGTATTTGGCAGGATGTCATCGACAACGGTCGCCACATTCAAGTCTGGCGGAGTGATGGCGGACGCAAACAACAACGCTTCCACCTCGAATGACAGATTCGGCATTCCAGAGTTGTCTCCGAGATCCAACGCGGAGGTTGCTACATACGCTGTGCCTCTGTAGGTGTAAGCGTCAGCGGGGTGATTCGTCGTCAAGTAGCTCCAAGGATTTTGAGCGTAACTTCCAAGAAACTCTGTAAGACCGAGTGTTGCGTTGTCCGTTATGTCTTTCGACGCCCATGCCTTGTCGTATCCAACCACTGGGCCTTCGCAGATACCTAGTACAACGCCTGCCGTGTAGGTGTAGGACGTGTGCGTCTGTGTGGTACTGCCACCTCCTCCGCCTTTCCCACCGCCACCTGACGTCGTTGTCGTCGTGTGCGGCACGGCTATGAAATCTCCATACCACAGAAGATTCGACGGCACGCGTGTCTTTCCATACACCAGCGCTACAGGAACACCCTGCGAGGAATTCTGAATGTTCATCCCCGACAGCTTGTTGTCTGACGTGCTGATGCTTACATCACTTCCTCCGCCGAACAGTAGTCCCATGGCCTATGCAATCCTTGGAGTGTAAAACAACACGCTTCGACCTACAAACTCGCCCTTGGTGGCGTCGCCCCAAACTACGCCGCGATCCTTCCTGTACGCGTGAATCAGTACAGGCCACTCGATCACAATCGCGCCGTGTGAGAAGCAACGGCCATACGTCCAAACTGCAGCGTCTCCCGGTTGCGGTGCTTCGACCGGATCCATGTACTTTTCAATATAGGCCAGGAACCGTTCTTCGTCCCGGTGCAGCATCCAGTCCATCGGATAGGAGTCCGTCTCGAAGTAAGGCGCAAGACCCGCCTCGATATAAACTGCACGCAGGAGCTGTGCGCAATCAACGCCAGCGCCCTTAATGCAGGCCTCGTGGCGCCAGGGTGTGCGCAGCCATGTCTGTGCAATAGCGACAACGTCCTCACGCCAGCTCATAGGATCGTCTCCGGCACAGGAATCGTTGGATACCCACGGAAGTTTGCGGTGTTGCTGAATTTGCTACCGCAAGTCGCATAGAGCTTGTCGCATCCAGGCTTCGCTGTGAATGTGTCGCCGATTCCCGGTGTGTAGGGGAAGTACAGCGATGGAATTATGTAGCCGACGGTGTAGCTCTTGATGGTCCTGGTCACGCCGAGGTTCACTCCGCTGGTAAAGGTGATCGTGCCGAGATCGAAATACCCTGACGCCTGAGCGAGCGTGTTGACTATTCCGACATTCGTGCTGCCTGCTGTGGCCGCGTTCGACACCGTGTAGGTGGCAGGATTCAGCGTGCATCCTGAGTCGTACAGGCTGTGCAAACACCCTGCTTGATAGACGTTGCGCGGCAACATGATGTTCAATAGCTCAAGGTCTGAGTTGACGCTCATGTCGACCTGCGAACGGCCGACCACGGTCTCCGCCACGCGTCCAACAAAATTTATCAACGTCCCTGCAGAAGTGTCACCCCACGTCGCCATGAACACCCGTTCCAGCTTCAAACGCGCACCGTCAAATCCTCCGTTGCGTGCAAACATGGCCAAGGGTATCGAACCGATCTGCACTCCAGAGTTGAGCAAGAAGGAGATGGAAAGAGTGTCGACTTCAATCCCGATGACCAGCTTCGTCGGTCCGCGCTGCAGATATGGCCCAACGGAGCTGAATGTATTGCCGGACACAACCAAGTCTGAGTCTGCGGAAGTGTAGCGCAGAACCGTCCCGTCGATCAACGTGAACGTGTAGAGATCAGCCCAGATGAACTGATTGGTGTTGAGCAAGGTGATTAGAGCACCACTAGCTGTCTTCATATCAAACCTTATTCATCGGACTGCCGACAAGCGCTAATTTGTCCAACGACCACAACCCTCGCATCATGTTGGCGAATTCTGCGCTGTCCTCTGTAAAGCGCACACGGTAATAATAGGTGCCGTTCCACGCGACGAGCACTCCGCTGCCAGGTCGTGTGCTGGCGTTGAATGTGATCAGTCCTGTGGACCCTACAGAATAGTTGGCTGCATTCTGCGTCACTCCGTTGAAAGTGATGGACGTCAGCGCGTTCAAGTTCTGCACAGGCTCGTTGAAGGTGTAGGTGGACCCGTACTGGCGACACAGCTGAAAATACAAGTTCGAAGCGTTGCCGATCCCGAGACTCGCCGCATTCGCTGTGTTGTCATGCGGTGTTGTAAACAGAAAGCTGTCGAACGCACCTTGGCGTGCTAGGTAGAACCCCAGCAGCTTTTGCAGTTCTGTGTTGGTCGGCGTCCAGTTGGCGTCTCGCAGCAACTCGTGAGAGACGGTGAAAGTCCACAACGGATACTGCGCTCCCAGCGAGCGATACTCAGCACCGTTGACTGAACGCTTCACGAGCGTGTTGAACATCGGCGTGACCGTCTGGTCCCAGCTGAGTCCCGGCAGGAAAGGAAAGACTGCGTTGCCCATTATTATTTCACCGGCGAGAAGTTGCGCGCCTGCATGCGGAGCGCTGTCGCGAGATGCGTCCCGTTGTCAAGGAAGAACTTCTTGACGCTGGCTCCGTCGATTGCATTGACCTGGAATACCACCTGTTGATTCTGGTTCTTGCCTTCAAAGAAACTGCGCATCTTTTCCGATATACCAGAAGGCAAGATTGTTTCGTCCTTGTGCACGAGGTTCAACCGATCCTGCGGCACGCGCCATTCACCTTGTTCGGAAGAGGCCACGCTGCCTGCGACTGCGGCAACCGTTGCCATCGCTGCAGGTGCCTGCGCCGCCGCGAGCGCAGGACCGATGAATGGTATCCCAGAGAGCGCAGCCCATACTCCTGCGAACGTCTCTGCCGCGAAGTTCATGATTGACTTGATGATGGAACCTGCGCTCATCGCCATGCCTGTCGCAGCTCCCTCCGCTTGCACGGCTGTTCTTGTCGCGACTCCTGTCTGCGTTGCCGCTGTCATCTTGAGCTGAGACTCGAGATAGTTCATCAGCGGTTCGATGGCGAGCTTGTTGATCAGCGCCGAGCCGATCGCATTGGCGATATTCAGCAGTGCGCCCTTCAGTGTCTGCGTACCGGCGATGATGCCGTTGGCGGAAGTCGTGAAAGCCTGCCTGATCGTCGTGAACATGTCCGTCCACAGCTTGTTGCTGGCGACCTTGATCTGGTTGTCAAGCTTGAGAATATTGAGATCGTGCGTGCGGCGCATCTCCAACAACTTGCTGTACATTTGGGCGTACTTGACAGGCTCATCCTTCAGCGCGTCCATCTCCCGTGCATGCGCTGCCCGCTGTATATTCTGGGATTCAATTTCGAAGGCTCGCAGCTGGCGAAGCTCCTCCTCTTTGCTGATTAAACCAAGAGCTGCTTTCTGCGCCAGTTCTTCACGTTTCCACGCGATTGAACTTTGCGCTTCTCGCACGCTATCCTGTTCGCGTATTCTGCCGATTGCCTGCTCTTCTTCAAGTTCCTTGCGCACGCCGTCCAGATGGGTGATGCGAATCTTTTGCTCAATTGCGTGGACCTGCTGTTTTGAATTGGTCAGATTCGACATGTAGCCGAGCGCTGACATCCAGTAGTCGCGCTCCTGCTCCTTGCTGATCTTGCGCAGGCCGTTCTCCATCTCGTAGATACGCTTCTTGGTCTCCCACTCTTCCTGCAGCTGCTTCATGTAGTCAGCCGCTGCGGTGTCCTTCTCCTCTGCTCCGCTCTTCCCAGCTTTCTCTTTCTTCTGGTAGGACTTCGTCCCCGAAGGAGGAGGGGCGGCTGCGTCCGTTCCTAGACCCCATATATTTGCAATACGTTTGTTTGTTTCTTCTACATGCGAGACAATGTTATTAAGAGTTAACTTGGCGTCTGCTTCAACTTGCTTGAATCCATTTCTTATCGCCCCAAGTGCTTCTGCAGGAGACTTTGAAGTCATAGCCTTCCAAATTGCCTCGAACACCGATCCTACAACTCGACCCATCCCAAGAGCTGTCTCTGATACAACGTACAACCCGTTTTGCAGTAACTCAAGAAAAGTCAGAAAACCCTTGACTGCTCCGGTCACTATGTAGAAAGCGCCTGTAAGAACTGTCTGCAATATTCCAGCAAGATCTACCAAGTAGGGCGTGAGCGCACGACCTATTGTCACGCTCATGCCTTCCAACGGTTTCAGCGCGTCTGCCGTTGCTAGTTGCAACGCGTGCATGGCGTTGACGTCATCCTGCGACACAATCATGCCGAACTTCTCAGCCTGTTCAGCGTTTGATTCTAACAACTCAGTGCTCAATCGCATCATCGGTTCAAGCTGCTTCCAGGACATGCGAAACAACTCCATGGACGCCGCATTGCGATCCGTGCCTTCTTTGTACTCCATCAAGGTGGACAGGCCGTTCTTGATGATTTCATTCATCGGCAGATATTCGCCTTTGGTATTGCGCACCTTGACACCCAGTCGCTCGAACGCCTCTTCTTTCGTGCGCAGGGCCATTGCAGTCCGGCGAACTATCTGCTCATACTCAGTGGATTTGATCCCGATGTCGCCGAGTGCGTCGATCATGACAGAAGACGCCTCGAGCGACATCCCAGTCACCGCTCGGAATCCTTCCACTTCTTTCGTCAGCACGGTGAATTTCTGGGAAGCTTCTGTCAACGCTGCAGAGAGGCCGTTCAATATTCTGCCCGTCAGCTCCGTGACAGCCCCGGCAACTGCGCCCATAACTGCGCCAGTCGCCATTGTCGATCCGCTGATCGCGTCAGTGCCCTGCCTGACGACACCTGCCGCGTCGGAAAATCCGCTCTTCAGACCTTCCAGGTTGGCTGCAAAACCAACTTCTACGTCATTCTGGGCCATCGCTTGTTTTCCTTGTAATCGTGGTTCCCATTGCTGAGGCTAGAGCTTCCCAATCTTGTTCCGACTTCTGTTCTGTCTTCTTTGGCGTCTTTCCAGCAAGGCCGAGATACGAAGCAATCATCCAGTGTGTTGGAGGAGACTTGCCCCACGCTTCCATCAAATCGTAGGCACGAGGCAAGGTCATCTCATTCTCTACATAGTCGTAAGTCCATCCGGTAGCGGCGATGAGGTCCCAGAAGAACTTTCCCCAGTCGAGAGGTTCGTCATCGCCGCTGCTGCGTTTCCCGAAGCAAGCCCGGACTGTCCAAGCACAACGCTGAGCGCGTCCTTCATATTGCCCATGTCGATGCCTTCTTCGACTTGGTCTTTTGTGAGTTCAGGATAGTTGCGCAGCAGCGCCGAATGTACAACATCGACGATTGTGCTGAGATCCTCGTCGGTTGGAAGGCCGACAGTCCGCAGCTTGCTGATTGCAGGAAGAAGCCTGCGCATCGCCTTCAGGTTCAAAGGCGGAACTGTGTACTCGGTCTCGCCGAGCTTTAATTTTTGTCCATCAAGCATCGCAGTGGCTCCGTGTGGTTGGTGATTACTCGTCCATCGACAACGTGCCGATGGTGCCTGCCGCATCCGCATACGCCTCGAAGTCAAACTGAGGAATCGTGAAGTCGGACAGCTTCGTGGCCATCGTCAGCTTGCTCGACATACATGCGTTCAACGTCAGCGTGATCTGCTTGCCCTGGAACGTATTGGTGAAGACGCCGATGAACTGCGGCGCATTGCCGAGCAACTGGTTGGTGATGGTGATCTTCTTGCCGTTCGCCGAGTCCGTGTAGGTGTAGCTCACCAACATGGCCGTGGCATTCTGGCTGGTGTTGAACGTGTAGACGCCGGTGCTCTCGTTGCACGAGTAATTGCCGCTGATCGGAGCGCTGGAGACTCGCGTGAGCGGTACGCCGGTAGAAGCCAGGACGACCCCGAGATCTTGCAAGTAGGTCGAGTTGTTGGTGACGGTGATGATGTTCGCCGTGACGGTTTGCGCTTCCGCAACAGCCGTCTTGGTTTCGCCAACCGGCAACGAGCTGAAGCCGAAGAACAGATCGTTGTACGCTTGCGCGTTGAACTGCGCCCACGACGCCTTGCCGGACACCTTACCAGTGCCGCGTCCAAGAGCAATCGGAAACTGATACTGACCATACAGCTCTTTGGTGGTGAATTGAAAATCGACAGATACGTCCTGCAACCCGCCAAACCTGACCGGCGTGGCCACACCGGATGCCGGGATATTGCGCCCAAACAAGACACCCGAACCGAATTGATATTCCATGACGCTTCTCCTTTACGATGGGACTACGACAGTGATAGGGATAATGACACAGGCTTGGTCGCCGAGGTTTCCTTCAAACATCTCGACTGTGCCGTCTATGTAAGCGTGATACACGAGTCCGCCCAGCGTGCAGGCGTTGTTTGCAAAATCATCAACGACGATCGAGGCTTCTATCGCGTCAATGAGTGGATTAATCAACTGCGAAGGCGTGGTGTCCGGATCATTGATCGCTCCTGTGTGGACGTACAGATAGAGATCAATAGACAAGTTCCATTTTGACGGAAGGCCGCGAATACGCTCACACGACTCCCTGCTCTGCAATTGCAAGAGCGCAGGCTGGTCTTCTGGCTCCACGTCCTCCCAGACCTTCAGCTTGCGCGTCGCCGTCTTGAATAATGGGTCCATCCCGTCCGTCAGACCGGAGAAGTATGCGAACAACGCAGCGTAGATGTTCTCTCTGTTCACTTGTTCAGCGCCTCGCGTGCTGCTTCCTTCAGTTGCTGCCGAATACGAGGTCCGTAGTCCCGCAATGTTGAACGCAGGAAGGAGCGCTGAGGCATGACGACAACACGTTGGTGTGGGCTAACAAATGCTTCTCCGGACAGTTTCCCTTTAACAATCTTGCCTGTGTTTGGAGACACCCGACTGCGAGCGCGGATTCGTCGCATGTGTCCTCTAACCTCAACAGCCCCGGAGAATCCATATTCGTGGATTGCTGCGTACTTCACATTTGTTCCAACGATGGCGAAGATGCCCTTTGCGTGATCTGTGACTTCCTGGTTGATGGAACGGCGCAGCGTGCCTGTTCGCACGTTCAGTACTTGTCCTGATAATTTGTCCTGTTTGACAGAGCGTTGTACCTCAATGGCGAGCCGCTGCATCGCAATCAGCAATGACTTGCGCATGGTGTCTGGCATGCCCAACAGTCGGGCAAGAAGATTCTCAGCGCGGACAGAGACAATGAGTTCCATCAATACACCCCGATCTTCCTGTAAGGTCGCAGCAGTTCCACAGCGCTGTCAGAGATGCCTTTCTTCTCATATGTCACGGTTTCCGCCGCCAGCGACTTACTATTGATGCCGAGATTGGTGCGCTGCTGCAGATCCAACCCAACCATTTCAATGACAGCCTGTTCGACGGCGGCAGGGATGTAGTAATACTCCATCTCCACAGAATCGTTGTACTGCGCGCTGTTGAATGTGAATACTCCTGCGCTGAAGCTGAACTGCCCAGAAGCTGGAGCGCTGCCCACCTGCGTCATGGCGCTGCCGCTTGTCAGGTTGGTCACGGCGACGACTTCCAACGCCGTCCCACCCGTTGTAGGGGTGAGCGTTGGAACATTGCCTGCTGGGACGTATGCCGTCTCTGTCGTCTTGTATCCCGCAGTCCACGAGCACGTCACATTCTGATTGCCATTGGGAAAGGAGCTTCCGATCAGGTACAGCGTAGTGTCGTCGAAGGTGAATCCTGCCGCGATACCGTCCGCCGATTCAGCAACCGGAGTCGCCCCAAGGGATAGTGCAGAAACCGACAGGATCGGCGTGTCCGGCAGCGTCATGCGCTGAGAGCCGTTGCCGTTCAGTCGTTTGCTGCTGTTTGTCACGCGAGAAAATACCCTCCCTGTCCACTGCTCGACCAACGCCGACTCCCGCGTGATCAACTGCGGGATGAGCGTGTCCTGCCCGTTCGAGGTTATGCCCAGAAAGGCTTTGACGGCGGCAAGCGTAGATAGGGAGGACATGATTTACTTCTTCAGCGAGATGGTCTTGCTGACAGGTTCAACAAAGCGCGTCAAGCCGTGCGCCTCGAGATCCTGCACGTGCTTGCTCGGGACAGTCACGCAGTTGTCTTCGTCGGCTTCCAGGTAGAACCCAGCAATCGACACTGCTGCCCCCATACCGTCAGGAAACTGCATCTTCACCATGTCTTGCTTGAAAGGATTTGTGGCTTGCATGTGTATGTTCCTTTATAGTTTGAAAAAACCTTGGCCAAACCCACTGAGCATGGCCAAGGAAACACGGCCACTGCTCAGTGGCGCTCCTGGCTATCGATCAGCCATTCGCGATGTTGGTGATGACCCCGAACGCAGGCGGGAAGAAGTTCTGCAGCACGCCGTCCTCATACACGCCGTATTGATACTTGCGCGTCACCAGAGGCCATTCGATCTGGTAATAGTCGCGACGCATGCGCATTTGCAGCACGTTCGTGACGTTCGAGAGCGGATAGGGCAGCGACTTGGTGGTGAACAGCATCGTGCCAGGAGGCATGTTCGGATGCAGCCGGATCTTGAGTTCCGTTGCGCCGTCCATACCGAACTTGTTCAGGTAGGTGCGGACCATGATGCCGCCGCCAATCATTCCCTGATCCATGTTGAAGTTGATCCGCATAGCGCCATTGCTCGCGCCAGCAAGAATCTTCTTGCCGATGTTGTTCATCTCCTGGCTGTTGACCCACAACGTGTCGGGCGACAGGCGGTAGTTGTCCCAGAAGGACTTCAAAGCCGCGTCGATCTCCACGATGCCGCCAGCGCCGTCGCTTGTGAGCGCCGTGCCAGTGCCGACCACACCGTTCGCCTGAGTCGCTTGGTAGCTGTTCAGCGCCGAATTGCTGGCGAAGGTCAGCAGACCGTCGAACGACAAGGAGTTGGTGCTGTTGTTGGTCGCCGTCAGTGCTTGGTAATTCACGACGCCAGGAGACACCGCCACGCCAGCCGCATTCGCCGTGATGACCACGCTGTTGATCGTGGTGATCGCACCGAGCGTCAGGTTGCCGGAGTTGGCACCCCAGAACCACGCATAGCCAACAGCGCCAGCGATGGGCGATACAGAGGCGTTGATGAGGCAGGTTGCGCCGGTGTTGCCGGTGCCAACAATGATGTTGGACTGAGCGCAGGGCAGGCCGATACCGCCGTTGATGGTGTCGGTGGAAGCATCCGCGTTGGTGCGCACGTAAGACTGCACGACGCCGGTCGACACCGAAGCGTTGAGATAGCCTTCGAACGACAGCGGCACGCAACCAACACCCCATCCGACGTTGCCGGTGATGGAACCACCGGTGTTCGCCGTGGTCAGCGTCGGCGACGCCACGTTGCCCAGGGACAGCGAGGAGTTGCCGCCAAGAATCAGCTTCTCTTCGCCGATCATCATGGCGCGCAGCAAGCCTTCGACCGCCAGCGCCTTGATGTCCTGGAAGTTCTCAGCTGCGTAGTCGGCCTCGAACGTCACGGAGTCTTCCAGGCCAAGACCCTTGTAGCTGGCAGTGTAATCCGCCGTGGTCGTGGTCATCACTCCGGAGCGGTTGCCGCCGGAAGCGTAGATGGAATTGCGAGCGGTGGTGTTGATGCCGGTGACGGCACGCCAGTTGGCCTGGATGCCACCCTTGCCGCTGACACGAGGGATTTCGTTGCGGAGGGGCGTGATGACAGGGTACAGCTGTTTTGCGGGTGCTTCCAGATCGTATGCCGTGATGCCGCTGACAGCAGAGCCGGACTGGGTCCATGCCTTGCGCAGCTCATCATTCGGCGAACCTTGCGCTGCTTTCAGCAGAGCCAAGGTTTCTGCGGTGGTTTGAGCATTCATTACGGAGTCTCCTCGAGAGAGTTACTGCGGTTGATTGACGGTTAGTTGATCACTGGCCAGGAAGCACATTGAATTGGTGCAACGGCTGACCTCCGGATTGCATGGCCTGCTTGATGAGTGATGCGGCGGGATGGATTGCGCCACCCGAATCTTTGACCAAGTCCTTCTCGGTCGGTTGGTTGAGAGAACTGTCTTCGCCGGTGTCAGCAGCCTTGCTCACAGCGCGCAAGGAAACACGCGGTGCACGAGGCTCATCCTCCAGCTTTTTGATCTTTGCATTTGCTTCGTCAATGACCTTCTGCAACGGCGCGACGGCCTCCGCAACGAGCTTCTGCAGGTCTGCCGCAGGCTCTTCCTTGTTCATCGCCGCCGGTTCCGCCTTGACCATCGCCGCCGCTTTGGCAATCAGCTCAGCGTTGCCGCTGGCTTCTGCGAGTGTCTTGGCTTCGGCCAATGCCTCTTCCGCCTTGGTCATTGCCGCCTGCGCTGCCTTGCAGGCTTCTGCCTCCGCCGCTTCTGCGTCCTTCTTTTTCTTCGCATCTTTGGCTTCGTCAGTATCCTCAGCCTCTTCGTCTTTGGCCTCGAACGGCACGAATCCCTTGGCCATGTCGATGACGGTGCTGAGAGACAGACCCTTCTCAATCATGACCTGCGTCAGCTCGTCAACTTGCTCCGGCGTGCCTTCCACCGTCGCGTCGGCGACCTTGCCGAGATCTTCGTCTTCCTCGTGCGCCTGGAATTCCACGTCCGCCGTGGAGCCGTCGGCCTTTTGTACCTGGAAGAACTTGGCGGTCGGAATACAGGGCCGATCGACGAGGCTGATCTCGCTGGGAATGGCGACATACCGTGTGATGTCCCGGTTGTCCATCTTCTCCACCGTCTTGGCCCCGTATGCGCCGCCGATGCTGAATCCGGTGTAGACGCCTTCCATGACTTTCTTCCATTCGGCGTCGTCCACGACCTTGGCGCAAACGTCAATGGTCCTGGCTGTGTCGTCGAACTCAATCTCGGTCAGCTTGCCGGCAGCAACCTTGCCGTGCATGGCGCGCACATTGCCGAGCGACTTGCCGTCGGTGTCCTTGCTGATATCCTCAGACCACTTGATAAAGTGGGGTTTCGAATCGGCGTAGTTGAGCGCCTCGTTGGACTTGTCAATGGTCTCGTCAGCTGCGCGACCAAAAACGAGGCGCTGTTCTTCGTCGACCTTGCGAATCTGGGCGAACAGTTTCATGTCTAATTCTCCTTCGTGGGTAAAAGTTTGACTCGACGCTTCTTGCGCCGCTCCTTGGTGCTGCCGTAGTCTGTGATGCCGGAAGTTGCACTTGCGGATTGAGTCCATTCCTTGGCCAGATCATCGTCGTCAGCGACGTTGTCTGGGTCTGTAGACGGCATTTCACGCCAATTCCCTGGCGTCTTGTCGTATTTGTGAGTGGCGAGGAAGTCGTCCATGAGTTTCTGAGCGTTCATTGTAGTTCTGCTTCCCATTTGCTGAATACCGCAGGGTGGATGTAGGACTCCAGCGCCACGCCGCGTGTGTTGCCTAGGAAGGCGGATACCGTGTCCCCGACGGCGGCGCGAGCGTGCTTGTATTCCTGCGGGGTGGTGGGAGTCGGCATGTTGGCGATTGCCTTCAGAGCCTGCGTTGTGCCGTGCCACGTGCGATAGTCCTTGACCTTGAATCCTTCGCCGCCGACGCGGTGGAAGTAGTCCCGGACTGCTGCGTCCTTGAGAGGGAATACACGACCTTCGCCATTCTCCTTGATCCGCCCAGAAATGTATTTGGCGAGCGCTGCGTGCTCTGTCTCGTGGGTGATGCTCACGCCTTTCTTGCCGGTGAATGTGAACGACAGGCGCGAGCCTGAGATCTTCACTTGGGACGACAGCAGGGTGGATGCGCCGTAAGCTTGCACCTTCGCCCCTGTGTCCTTCATAGACCCAGGCCTGAACCCTGTAACAGATATCAGCGCGAGGGCTGCGGCTGCGTCCCGCTCCTTGGCGCCTAAAGAAGTGTCCTGCATGTCCCTCAACGCCGTCTCCCGTATCGTCGCTTGGACCCCGTTGAATTCTTGAAGCCTGGCAAACTTCTCTGCTGCTGATTCTGCATCCGTCTCCGCGCTGCGAATGTAGACCGTCCTGCCTTTGCTGTCCTTTCCCGTGGCAAGGAGTACCGCTTCCGTGTCAGGGTTGAGCGATACTCTACTCCATCCTGGCGGAACCGCCAAGTCCTTCATTCGCTGCTGTATTTCCGCAGAAACCGGCTTGCCGTTCTGATACCATTGCCCATCCTTGTTGGTGTATCCGCCTGTGCCCTCGCCGAATCGCCCAAGGTCGTCCCGTGGGTGATCCTCCTCGTTCCACTCCTTCTTGCCCAAGGAGGACAAGGAGACCTTCTGCACAACTGACACGCCGATACGCATTTCTCCGTCGTCGAACAAAATCTTGATTGCTCCTCCCGGCATGTCCGCGACAACCGCTGATCGACCTTCAACAAGCATTCGTCTAACGTCCACGACTCAACCTCTTCGATTCTTTCTGATAGGCTCTGTACAACTTGGACCACGAAGATTTCACACCCTGCGAAGCCAATGTTCCAGCTCGACCCGCTTTGTGCGCATACGCCAGCGCGTTGATTTCCGCATAGGTCTCGTGCATGGCTTGGTGGATAGTTGCTGTCCCTTCCTCATACGCCTTCCACCATGAACGGCTGTACTGCGTGACACCGTCATCCTTCCGCAGCTGATTGTAGGCGTCAGGTCGTTCTACAACCGCTGCGAGACTGTTATAGACAGGATACTTCGAAGCCGTGACAGAGCCTTCCTTCAACGTGCCGTCTCCGCGCATGTTGCCGTATGAGGTGGGGTCGTTGATAACAGCTGTACGTTCTGCGTTGAGCGACTTCGTCACCGTTTCATACTGAATATGGCCAATTTCGTGCGCTGTTATTCGCTCTGCTTCGGCTACACCCTCCACCGCTTTGTTGAAGATCCACACCTGGCCAGTTTCAAGATACGCTAGACCTGCTTGCGTGTAGGTCGTGCCTCCAACGTCAAAAGTCTTGACAACGCTGGAAAAGTGAATATGTTCTGGTGGGAATCCAAGCTCCTTTGCAACGTCATTCGCTACAATCGCCACTCCCCGTTCGCCGTCAGTGGGTGGGGAGTCCCCGTAGTCTTCCCACTGCGTGGCGTCTATGCCACCGGTGTGCTGATTTCCACGGAACTCATGTCCCGGCAGATCACCCTTGAGCACAGGCTCCAGAGTATCGCCCGCAAGCCATTCCCGCAGCCGTGAGAGCGACATGACGGCAACAGGGCCGAGTCTCCACCCTCGCGGATAGTGGGCCAAGTACGCCTTCTCTGCGCTGCGTTGGTCGTCATATCCAAGCATCACCTTGTGCTCATCGAACACTCCAGACGCATCGAGCTGGTTTATGACATAGGCGTCCCCACGCCAGTCGATCGGAGTGGCAGGACGCATGAAACAATCCACGTGGTCGCCGTCTTT